CTTTTTTACGAACTTCGCTATTTCAGAAGCAAAACTCATTATGCCCTCATGTTGCAATCATACAGAACAACCGTTCCTGCCGGGCTAAGCACCTTCAGGGGAGCCACAAGCGTGTAGACAACTCCCGCCGCATCGGTTACTGTGTCTCCCAGAGCCGGAGCCATCAGCGCTGCCCCGGCTGTGTTCAGCGGGGAAAGCAGAAGCTGTCTGTCACCGATCTTAATCAGGCTGCCATCGATCTGCCGGGCATTCCAATCCATAATTGCCCCGGTCCCGGTCTGCACAGTGGTCGTGTTCGTCACAAGCCCCGTGGCCGGATCATAAACACCGGGCACAACGTGAGTGATCGTGACGGTTTGCCCCTTGCCGACCAGCATCCGGTTGGCCGTTTTCTGCATCCGTGCGTAAAAGCTCATGATCGAATCAACCCCATTGACGCCCCGCCGCCTGATTTCAAAAAAGGCGCCAGCATTGCATCGATTGCTTTGAACCGGGTCGCCTGCGGGCTGCTCTTGTCATACTCGACTTCGATGACACCGACCTTTTCCCGGAGAACGCCCTGAGTCAAATCCGGCTGCAAATCTTCGGTCGAAACTTTCAAGGCCAACTCCGCACACGCCCGTGCGATAATCGTAGGGACTGCATCGTTATCAACTGAAGCACCGTCAACCACTACCCCGATACGCGGCCAGTCAAGTGCCTGAACGGTCGGATAAACCCGGCCACCCTGCCAACGGTAACGATATGCCCCAACCATATACTCTGTGGCCTTACGGAGCCATTGTTCACGCATTGTGTCAACTGCCGCAAAGGTCGGATTCGCTACGCCCTGATCTGCTGTGGCTGTCCCGTTCGATAGAATTTCCCCCAGGGTGAAGGCGCCGGAGCGATTTTTAACGTGATAAGTCAGAGTCGTGATTCGTTCGACGACTGTACATGTCTTCAAACTGGTCGCGCCCGTGATCGTGTCGCCGATAGCCCAGCCCGCGCCAGAGGGTGCAACGTCCAGCGTCAAAAGCTCCACAACGTTATTCCATGTCGAGTTTCCCCGCGCCGTATGATACGTCACCGCGTCGGCCACTGAAATATAACTCTCCGCCGTCGCCAACCCGGTTCCGTCTTCAACTACGATTGACATACTGCCTCCCTATCGTTCAAAGCGAAAACGACCACCGACAAATAAGCCGTTGCCGTTATGTGCATGACGTGATTTGCTAAAGAATCCACAAGAATGACTATCAACATTGCCATCAAGTATCTGTCTGACCCGGCCATGAAGGTTTTAACGATATACGCGCCAGCCAGAAACAGACCGACAAGCCCGAAGTTCCAGAGCATATAGGCTGGTTCGCTGTGAAGCATATTGTCTTGCTTCCAAAGGATGCTTGGCCCGGTCCCGAATAAAAGCGTGTACCAGTGATTTGAAAGTTTTGTGAAAGCGTCAAGCCAAAAAACAGAACGCTGCATAAATGAAGTAACCCCGCTCTTGAAAAATACAATGTAAGCTACCCCAGATACAACAGAGAGAATCACCCCGCGCCAACCCCATACAAGCCACCCGATACCAATGATAAGGGCAACCGCAGCCGTTGTGCATCGCGTAGCGTAAAGAGTGAACAGAATAAGCGGTAAAAGCATCCACCAGTTTTTACGAAGGAAACAGATAACGGAAATCGCCAGAAACGCCCCCAAGAAATTTGAGTTTCCGAGCGTAGCGCACACCATCCCACCGAATGAATATTGAAGCACCCCGATTGCCGACAGGATGACGGAAACAATGCAAATTACGTTCATCCAAAAGGCTTTTGAAGCACTGCCGAATTTAATAACGATATAAATCGCATATCCGGCCATAACCAACATCAGAACGTCAACGGCCTGGATCATCGAATCAATGGGCATCCATCCCACCGACTCTGCAACCTGAATAAAAACAAACCATGCCGCACAGTAGCATCCAAAGGCTGTTAAAATTTTATCCCGAGTCAAAAAAGACAATGCCGCCAACCCAGCGCAAGCCATCATATAAGCCTGAGAGCCAAAGACGTTTGGCCCCCAGGCCGTAAATGATACAAGAATCAGCCCGAAGGCTGCCGCATGGTCGTTAATTCGTTGCATCTGCCGTTGTTCTCGCGTAATCGGACCCGTTGTAATAAACGCTCGCCGTTTTCCCGGTCGCAACCGTGACGCCGGTCCCGCCTGACGCCTTGATTTCAAATCCGGCAGCGTCAGCCCCGCCGTTTCTGACGGTGTAAATCCGGGAAATCCCACTTTCCGCAACTGCCGGAGCGATGATCGCTGCACCACTGGTACTCCCGGTCACAAGCAGAATGTCACAAAGCGCCTCTGCCACCGAAAGAATGTAGTCAACATCTGCCATCAGAATAGTAACAATCTTCGGACGCGACTCATTAAACGCCTCTGCCGTTGTTATGGTTCCCGCTGAACACGCAACAGTAAACCGCTCTGACTGCTCATAGGGTCCGAAAATCAGATTAACAGCCTCAACAGTCGTTGTGCTTTGAACGGCCCCCCCACCGGGCAGTCTTGCAAGTCTGATTACAGAGCCCGTAGTACCGGGAGGCGCGGCAACGGTCAAGATACGCCCGGCAGGGAGAAGGGTTGAATATTGATTTCCGGCCGTGATAGTACCCGCCCATGAAGATACGGCCAGCAACAAGGCGATGGAAACAATGAACATTATATAAAATAGTTTCTTCATGGTTATTTTCTCCTACGTTTGTATTTAATGGGTTTTGCAGGCGGTTCGCCCTTGCCAAGCTGAATCCCAGGCCCAGGATCGCCTTTCATTTCAACTACCTGACCAGCGACAAAAACAACGTCGCCCGGCTTCATCCGGTCTTTGAATTGTGTGTAATATCCATGAGGATGTGCAGGGTTATCACTGGCAATCTTTACAAGTTCGCGTTCCATGAGGTCTCCTTTGGTTAAAGGGAGAGGTCTATAAAGACCCTCTCCCGCTTAACTGATTAAGCACCTGCCAGGATTGCGACGTGCTCTTCTTTTACCACCTTCACGCCCCAGGCAATGGCGATTTCATACTGAACCTGACGATACTGACGATAAACGGAAACCTCGAAGGACAGGCCACTTCGCGGGTCGGTGATCGTGATACGGTCAGACGCCATGTCTCCGCCTTCCGGCAGGGCAGGCATACGGGTCGCCAGCACGATGGCTGAACGGCTGAACGCCATTGCGCGAGTACCGGCTGCACGAACTGCAACAGCCGCTGCATTGTCCGTGATAGCTGCGATAAGACCGGGAGCGTTGATCGTGATCGGGGAAGCTGCCACAGCGGAAATCAAGGTCTTGTTGACGTACTGTGTGGTAGTCATTCCCGTTGCCGCAAAAGTAACCAAATCACCGGCGACAATCGTGCCCGTTCCCACATTGGCAAGGGTCATCAAAACATCACCCTTTGCGTAATCGGTCGTAGCGTGCAGGGTTGCGTCTGCTTCGGTACCGACTGCCGGGGTCTTAATCTGCCCGGATTCACGCATGGCCATGCCATAAATGTCCAAAAGAACGCCCTGACGCAGAAGGGTGCTGTCACCGGCCTGGTTGACGTAGCTAAGATTTGTCAAGCCACGAAGTGCTGCGCCTGCAGTCGTGTCAAGAACGCACTGAAGATCGGAAGTCGGCGCGCCGTTATCGACAAGAATCTGTCGAACGTTTGCCGCATCTTTTAACGTCGCTGAAAACAAAGTGGTAGCGTTCGGCACGATTGCCCTGGAAGCGTTAACATACAACCCGCAAAGATCGCTCTCAATCTCGTTTACAAGGGTGCGTAACGCCTGGGCAAACTGAGCGGCCCGGATGTTCCCGACACCGAAGCCACCGGGAGCGTTCATCTGAAGGGACTCTTCGCCCTGCCATCTGACCGGGACGCGCCGGGACTTGGTAATGCCAAGAGTAATGTTTCCGATAGCTTGTTCACCATCATCAGGCGGTACCGGCGCAGCGGCTACATCACCAGCGGTAGCTGCGGGAGCGACAAACGAATTGACGGTTGTACCGATTGCGGCCCTTGCCACACGCGGGTCGATTGTTACAGCGGGGATCATCCCCACCAATTCTCTCGATACGGTATCGAGAGCGATATACAAATCCGGGATTAAATTTGTTAAGGTGTTTCCTGTTGATGCGTCTTCATAAGCCATGATATTTCTCCTTTATTCGTTGTGTTTGTAAATAAAAAAAGGCCGAACTCGAAAGGTTATTTTTTTTGTGACCCTTCAGGTCCGGCCTTTGGCCGTGTAAATGATTATTTGCCGCGTCCCTTTAGGAAACGGCCAGATTTTTAAATTCTATTCTTCTGTGAGTTTTACCCCCTCTTTCATTTTTTCCATTTTGGCTATGGGATCAAGCCCTTCAAAAGCTGTACGGGTCATGGTCTTTTTTCCATCAGCCCCGCCACCGGCACCACCACCAGCCCCGCCGCCGCTATTTCCAGGAGCATCAACAAAGGCTTTACCTTCGTCTGATGCCGCCCAGGCTTTGACGAATTCGGCCAAGGGTTTGTCGCCGACTTTTGCAATTCGGTTTTCACCCTCTGCCGTCAATACAACCTGCCCCGCCAGCATCGCTTTTGCCGCTTTGAGATACGATGCCTTTTTCACGCCCGCCTCAAGCAGGGCAGTCGAAAGGCCGTTGTCAACAAGCAAGTTATGTGCGACTTTGCTTTCCGTTTCATAGGCTTTCTTGATCTTGTCGGACTCGGTTGTGGCGGCCTTCAGTGCTTTGGTCGTCTCGGTCAGTTTGTTTTGAACTGCGTCAAGGTCGGCCTGCAATGCCGCATGGTCAGCAGGATCTATCAACGAATCTTTTTGAGCCTTCTTCAATTTTCCCAGTAATTCGGCATTTTTGGCCTTCAAGCCTTCAACAGCTTCTTCGGCTGCCGCTGTTGCCGCTGCCTTGATTGCCGCTTTTGTTTCCGGATCGTTTGCGTCGAATGGCATATTTTCAATCTCCCTTAGAGTTTGAGGGGCTTTGCCCTGTTTAAATAAAAAGTTATTAAAGCCTATTGCACATTCACAAACCGTTGTCAAGTAAAACTTTTAGACTTCCACAATATCCGCCAGGCAAGTTTCAGCCGTGGCCAGAACGGCAGCGTCAGCATTTCACGCGCAATCTGGTTTATTAAGTTCACTTTTTGATTCTTGACCCGGCGCCGGACGTCCTTTAGCACTTTGTTTTTTAGGCTCATAATCCCCTCAATTGTTCAAGTGAAAGTTCCCGCCCGGTCTGGTCAACAAGCTGATTCAGCGTAATCTTGCCATCCAAAAACAGCTTTGCCCTCCCAGGCCCCAGAAGTTCATCCACGTATGCCGGAGGCTTGCCCTTCAGCCATTCGGTCATGGTTATGTCGCTGCGCACCTGCCCCTCGTCGCTCGCACGGGTGCCCGGAGGTGCTTCTGGGATGTCAATTCCAAGCTCTTTATACGTCAGTGTGATAGGCACCAGCACCGACCGACAGTTAAAATGTCGAGGCGGCCCCCCGTTGAAAGCAAGCGTCGTGCCGTTGATCGGGTTCCCGTCCAGGTCCCATGACGCGCCGGAATAAGCGACGCAAACCGGAGAGGTTTTACTATC